CTGTTGGTTTGGTGGTTCCAATAACAATTTCAAACGTGAGGTGATCCAATGATTCAACTAACAAGCAAAACAACCAAGAAGCCAATTTATATAAATGCAAATCAAATTGTATTGGTTGAAGATACACCAGAAGGCGTTCTTCTTCTTGTAAACAACCATGATGATTGTATCTATGTCAATGAACATATTGAACGCGTATTGGCCAAAATTCACATTGTATTGAGAGGTTAAGAAATGAAAACGAATATCACTAGACAACAAGCAAAACAGATCGGTGAAGGCTTTGGCATTTTGGTGCTTGGCCTTGGTTTGGCGCTTCTTTGGTTTCCAATGTTTAGAATCATCATTTCAGTTTATGAGTTTGTACAATGCTTGTAATTCCTTGGGTGTTGGATTCTGAAACAATGCAAATGGGTGTAGATTGGCACCTTCTTGAAGACGCCAAGATCCTTTCATTGAAGAAAATGTTGAAGATACTTTTGGCCGGTCGTGATGATTGGCCATTGGTGCTTCAACTGATCAAAGGTTGCAAGTTGGAGTTTCAAACACCCGGTGAACTTTTGGCACCGTTTCCTTGTTGGTGTTTTGTGGTCAATGGTGAGATCACCAAACTGTTTGACAACTTTGAAGCAGTTGTGGCCAATCTCAAAGCCTTGGATGGCCAACCATTCACTGTTGGTTGGAGTGTTGAAGGCTTGGCGGTGGTTCCAACAACAAAAGACTTTCTAAACCAAATAAAGACGGCCAAGGCCGGTTCAATACAAATAACCATTGCCGATTGGTATGGTATAAAAATAATCAAATAGGAGTTGAAGAAATGAGAAATGTAAACAGTTTACCAAATGGCCGGATCGTTTTGGCGTGTTTGAATTGTGGATTCAAGATGGACTTGGCCAAGTATGGTTGGTTGAAAACAGTTTGTGCAGGTTGCCGGGATATCATCGAAAACCCGATCAATAATCGTTCAGAGGATGAAACCAAGAAAACTAACGTGATGTTGACCTATACCGATCGCCAATACATTCAAACGATCGCAACGCTCCAAGGTGTAACCAAGTCAAAAGCGCTTTCACAAATCCTTGAATATAGCCGCCAAGAATACCGCGCCGCCGGTGGCACGTTGGTTGCATTGGATGAAGAAGAAGACAGCCTTGAAAACACCAAGAAGGCCGTCAAAAGTCTATTCACAAAGAAGAAGGAAAAGAAATAATGACAAACTACAAGAAGAAGATCCGGCGCGATCTGTTGTCTATGAAAATGTCAATGAGAAACCTATCACTGACGATTGGAGTATCTCAAAACATGGCCTGTAAGTGGTTCAACGGACCATACGTGCCAAAGTTTCAACACATGGTCAAACTTTGCAAGACGATCCACGGTGAAAACTGGAAGGATGAATTGATCAAATATGCTGAATTGGTTTTGGAGTTAGAACAATGACAACAAAAGATTTTGATTGGATCGACGTGGCCGATCTGGTTCCTTGGGTGAAGAACCCCCGGTGGAATGACAAAGCAGTTGAACCGGTGGCCGCTTCCATTCAAGAGTTTGGTTTTGGCGCTCCAATCGTTGTTCAGGCCGGCACCAATATGATAATAGCAGGCCACACAAGATTGAAAGCCGCTATGAACCTAGGATGGAAAAAGGTGCCGTGTAGGATCTTGGAGATCACCGATCGAAATGCTGAACGGTTGGCGATAGCCGACAACAAGACAAATGAAATAGCCGATTGGAATGAAGAACACCTTCAAGAAATCATGGCCAAGTTTGAACCAGAAGAACTTGAAGGCCTTGGTTTTACTGATGATGAATTGAAAGACCTTCTTGGAGATCAAGAAAGTGAAGGTTCAGAAGAAGAAGAATCATTTGAAGAACTTCCAAAAGTCAACACCGATCAAACCTTTACTTTGTTGAAAGGTAATTGTTTAGAGAGATTGAAAGAACTTGAAGACGCTTCAATTGATTCTGTTGTTTGTGATCCACCGTATGAAATAGACTTTATGGGTAAAGGTTGGGATCGGTCTGGTATCGCTTACAATGTTGAACTTTGGGGCCAATGTTTAAGAGTATTGAAGCCCGGCGGCCACTTGATCGCCTTTTGTGCAACAAGAACGGTTCATGGAATGGCCACCGCTATTGAAACAGCCGGCTTTGAAATCCGCGATCAGTTGGTTTGGTGTTATGAATCCGGTTTTCCAAAGTCACTTGACGTTTCCAAGGCCATTGACGATAAACTTGGAAAGAAAAGAAAAGTGGTTGGATATCGTCAATCAGAAGGCGGCCGATCCGGTGAAACTTCAACTGTTGGTGATCATTTGATCAAGTTTGGTACAGAGATCCCAATTACAAAGCCGGCCAGTGAAGCCGCCAAGCGCTTTGAAGGATGGGGCACCGCTTTGAAGCCGGCATTTGAACCGGCGGTGGTTGCAAGAAAGCCACTTGAAGGAACCGTGGCAGAAAACTTTCTTGAATATGGTGTTGGAGGAATGAACATAGACGGCACCCGGTTTCCATACGGTGATCCGATCTGGTTTGGTTCTTCTGATGAAAAGAACAATGGTCAAACTGGAAGGTGGCCGGCCAATATTGTAAGATTCAAGAAAGCACAAAGATCAGAACGTGAAGAAGGCCTTGAACACTTGGAAGCCAAGAAAGGTTTTGAAGCGGTGCAACGTCAAGAAGGATCGGCCGGTGTTCAGAATCCAAGAGCCGGTGCCGGTAGAACTGCCGATGGTGTGAAAAACTTTCATCCAACAGTGAAACCGTTGGATCTCATGAAATGGTGTATAAAGTTGATCACTCCAACAAACGGTGTTGTTCTAGATCCCTTTCTTGGAAGTGGAACCACCGCCGCCGCGGCTATGCTTGAAGGTGTAAGTTGTATTGGTTGTGAGATAACACCGGACTATTGGCCAATCATTGAAGGCCGTGTTGAAAATGCAAAACGTCAATATTTAGAAGGGGTTGAAGATGGGAAGAAAGACAAAGATCAGTGAAACAGTTGTTTCTAAAATTTGCACGGCGATCAAGTTGGGTTGTACCGTTCAACTAGCCGCCGGATATGCCGGGATCCATGTAAGAACCTTGTACTATTGGATCCAACGTGGCCAAGAAGACAAAAGCGGCCAATATCGCGATTTTTTCACACGCTATAAAGAAGCAGAAGCAATTGGAGCGGTGAACAACTTGGCTTGTATCAACAGCGCCGCCAAAGGTGGAGATTGGCGTGCCGCCGCTTGGATACTTCAAACAAGACACGGTTTCAGTCAAAATACACAACAGATCGATCCACTCCAAGAACAAGTGGAAGCACAACAGATCAACGTGAAAGAACTGTTGGCCAGTGTAAAAGAGAACCAGAAGGCCTTGGAAAGCATAGAACCAAAGGTGGAGAAATGAACACCGGGTTTTGTGAATGTTGTGGTTGTGATCCTTGTGATTGTCATGGCCAATCGGATCTTGTTATAGTTTCTTTGTGTTGGCTTTGGGAAAACTCAAAGATCGGCGCGTGTTCTTTGTTGTTGGTTTTGGGACAGATCAACAGCCGGATCGGTGTTTGGTATGAAACGCCGATCCACCTTTCCAACGTCTTCTGATGAACAAAACCGAACTTTTGAAAATATATGAACAACAACAGTTGTTGTTGACCATCCAAAAGAATCACCCTTTGGCCTTGGCTTCTTTGTGGTCACCGCTTTGTGAAAGGTGGAGTGGAAAACCAGAAGACGATCGGCCGGTTGGTTGTCGCCAACCAATGGAACACCTTCACACCAAAAGATTCAAGTGTTCTGTTTGTAACATCGAAGAAGATCGGACCAGTCAAAAGCACGCCTTGATCGGGATGGGTTCAGAAGCACACTTGATCGGCGGTGGAAATAGAGCCGGGAAAACTGATCTTGGTGCACAATTGGCGGTGTCCGTGGCCTTGGGTTCCAATGATTGGAGCGTTCAACAGTGGTTGGATCTCAACGACCTTCCAAAAGACTTGATCCAACCAGAACCTTCAACTGTTTGGTGTATTGCTTTGTCGTATGGTGATTCAATCGAATATGTAAGACCAAAACTTGATAAATATATGCCAAGAAGCGCCAAGAAAAGCAAATGGAACGCACAAGACCGGGCCACGGCTACATTTGAGAACGGTGGCAAGATTGTTTGTTTGTCGTATGAAGCCGGCCGGAAAAAATTCCAAGGGAAAGGCGTCAAGTTGGTTTGGATTGACGAAGAAGGTTCAGACGATCAAGTTTTCCAAGAGTGTTTGATGAGAACGATCGACTTGAACGGCCGGGTTGTTGTCACCGCAACACCAGTTGACGGTTTGAACTGGTTATTTGATCAGTTTGTTGAAGAAATAAGAGAAGGATACACAAGAATCCAGATCAGCGGATTGGATAACCCTTGGATCAATAGTGTCAAATTAAGAAGAACGGTCCAACACATGGCTGAAAGTATGCAAAGAACAAGGTTGTTTGGTGATTTTGTTTCACAAGAAGGCCTTGTGTATGATGAATTTGATCCAAGATACCATGTTGTGAAACCGTTTGACATTCCAAAGGATGGTGAAATATACCGGGCTATTGACTTTGGTGTCAGAAATCCTTGGTGTACTTTGTGGATCTATCGTGATCGTGAAGGCCGCTTTGGTGCTGATGATGCCCTTTATGTTTATAGAGAATACTACAAGACAAACCAAACCACCTTGGAGAATGGCCGCGCTACAATTCAACTTTCCAAAGACGATCCAAGATGTTTGTTCACCGTTGCAGACAGCGCCGGAAAAGACGCGCGTTTGATCTTGGCGCGTGAACTTGGTATTTCCACAAAGCCTTCACCAAAAGAACTTGGAATGGTTACAATGATTGGTTTGGTGAAAGAACGCTTGGCGATTCATGCCGATGGCCAACCGCGCTTGTTTGTCTTCAATACTTGCCCGGCTTTGATTGGAGAGTTGAGAAAATACCGTTGGAGTAAAACAAAAGGAAAAGATCAGCCAATGAAACAGGACGATCACGCGCTTGACGCTTTGAGATATGCAATTGGCTTTTTGTCAAGATATGATAGACTGAACAACAAACGGAGTTGAAAACATGAACTGGTATCAAAGACTATTCACAAGGATCGGTTTGGCTTCTGAAACAAAGCAAATTGGAAAGGTGGAAACAAAGCCAACAGAGATCAAACACGGCGCTTCTTATGTTTCAAACGGTGGCCGATCGGCATATAGTCAACTAGGTTCTTTGGGTGCATACGTTCAACACCCTTATGTTTATGCCGCGCTTTCAAGAATTTCACAAGACTTGGCGGCTACTCCACTCAAATTGATCACTGGAAAAGGTCAAAATTCACAAATTGTTGAAGATCACCCGGTGTTGGATCTGATTGAAGAACCGTCAACCGGTGTTGATCAGTTTTCATTTCTTGAACAGTTGACGATCGATC